CAGTGGCAAGTAAAATATAAGGAACCGAGTTGACAGCGGCTGGTATATATTGACTTTGGTCAACAACTGTAACTTCAACGCCTGGGGATAAAAGTGCCATAGTGAAAATCCTTTTTTCTAGTTATTAATATTTATATCAAAAGGCAAAAACAAGAGGTAATCAAGGCCTTTGGCAAAGGTTTTCCAGGTAAATATACCATGATTAGACCCGTTTGCCCTGCATGCCGCCAAAGGCCTTGCGCCATCAACTACTACCGTGACGAAGTCACACACTACCGAAATCGGTGTGGACAATGCATTGCTAAAAATCGTAGTATTAAACCACCAGAGCCTAGGTGGAAAACAGCAGGTTATAAGAAAAAACCTGCCTGTGATCGTTGTAGTTTTAGATCACGGTATGCCAGTCAACTGTTAGTATACCATGTGGATGGAAATCAACATAACACCGGGCTACGCAATTTAAAAACTATATGTTTAAATTGCGTAGAAGAAATTAAACGGATGGACCGTCCTTGGACACCTGGTGAGCTAGAACCAGATCTTTAATCTGCCCGTAGAGATTATCTAGTCCATCGGCATTGTTGTCAATTACTGCATTGAATTTAGTACCGATCCAAGCAGTTTCACTGGCATGCACGTTGGCCCGTTCTAGCTCGCGACAGCTCAGTGCCCAAGTCATATTGCCCTTGGGTCCTCGATTGGCGCTTTCTGCTGCAGCATACCACTTGGGTTCTGGACCACGCACAACACGAATTACAATGCCTCCGGCATTTTTGATACTTTTAATTTCATTAGGAAAACGGCAGTCTGAAATTACTACATCATCTGTGGTTTTTCTAAGTTTATTTTCTAAACTTGCGATCCAGATATCGTCGTGAAAACTTTTACGGGCAACTTCAGTGCCCCAAACTTGTAATACATATCTAGGAGTAAGATTGGGCATTTTTAAACGAGAGGCCCACCACGGATCTACTTGCTCGCGCCATGCCCTTGACTCTTTGGTGCGGCCTTCGAGCAGTTCACGATCCCATCCAAATATCTGTGACACTGCATCTTTGAGAGCATGAGCAAAACTTTCTCTACGAAATTGATGTATGTTTTGCAAGTAGTCAGCAATAGTGTCTTTTCCAGAACCAATTAGTCCACAAATTCCAATAATCATGTCAAGGCCTTTACATCAAGATGTTTGAGAGTAGTTTGTAATAAATCAATTTGCCTGCGACAGTCTTCTAGTGCATGGTGTGTGGTTGGTGGCTTGGGTAGTTCTGGCCACAGACTAAACACCGTGCGGCTGTCACGCACATTGTAGAACTGCCAAGGAATGGGCTTGTTATAGCTTTTATAGGCATGTTCAAGTATGTTCATGTCATAAGTTGGACCTTGTGCCCATACTCGTTTTGAATGCCATATCAGTTTGGCCAAACTGTCTAGGGCTTGATCCAAGTCAACTCGTCCACCTTCCATAAATGCTTCATCACGGGCGGCCGCAGGTTGAGTAGCCCACCAGTCAATGGTGCCTTGTTGTATGCTACGGGTTTCTTGACTTTCCAAAGTGATTCTAGCATAGTATTGCTGGTTATAGTAGCCAGATCCAAACGGATCAAATGCCTGTGCCGCAATAGTTAGAATAGTGGTGTCAGGTCCTGTTCCTAAGCCTTCAAGGTCAATCATTAAGTCCATTTAATGATTATAACAGGATTTCAAATTAAAGTCTAGTGGGTATTAACCAATTACCCAGGTAAGTGGTTGGCTACCATCTACATATCTGCGTAGATCTTCTAGCAAGGCATCCATTTGAGTTTGTGCTTCGCCTTTCATTGCAGTGCCGTTGAGTGTGCCACCGCCTTGTGGTCCAGCGATTGTTCCAAATTTCTCACGTGCTTCACCAATGATCATTTTACAAGCCGCAACCATATAGTCTCGAATCCATTGTTGTATTTGGAAATCGCTCAGCAGGTTAAATTCGGGTTTTAGGTTGTAAGTCCACATCAATACCGCTTCGCCTGTGCCTTTGGGATCACGAATTAACTGTAATTTTTTGGTCACTGGGTTGTAGGTGTAGTTCATGTAGGCACCAAACATACGTCCAGCTAATTCCACATACTGGCTATAAAAATCATAAGTTGCAAGTCCGCCTGCCACGTTGAAATTCATTAGATAAACGTTCATACTTGCTTGGCTAAACGGATCAAAATTACTGGCAAATGGTCCTGTGCTATCGCCAAAGGTTCTACGAAAGATTTGACGCACAGTAATAACTTCCTGTGGCATGTCATAGATATTCACATTGGTCACTAGCTCTAAAAAGCTGTAACTTTCTTCATAGGCATTTTGTGCTCGTTGACGGTATACACCAATAGTGCGTTGATATGCGGCTTCGTAGTGCTCAGCATCCAACTCGAGATCAACGATCTGATCGCCTATCTGTAGGCGAACATAATCAAAAAGATTCTGTTTTAGGGTGTCTAGACTTGCTTGATTTTCTAAGGCCATGTAGGGAAGCTCCGTTCCCTGTATTTAGTAGTTTTACCAGGCCCGCAGTATTACTAAGTTTTCGGTTCCGCGGGCGTTCCACGCTGTTTCTGTTGTGGTGAGCTCTTTGAAGATCTTGCGAGCAGCCGGTTTGCCTGCGGCTGTTACAAGTTTAACAGTTTCGGCCGGTTTACGCAGGGTCTTTTGCACTGTTTCTATTTTGCTAAACCCAATCACACTATTGTTCTTGACGGTAAAAACCTTGGCATATTCGTCTGCTACAATATGAATGAGTTTGCGCTTTTTGGTATCATAAACCCAGGCTTCACTCTTGTCAACCAGTTGTGCCGCTGGCAGACTCTTGAGTTTGAGTTCCGCAAATTCTGCACAAATCTTAAACTTGGCCGCTTTCTTTTCCGGACTAACCGGTTTGGCCTTGCGCGGTTTGCGTTCTACTTTTTTCAGTTGAACATAACTGTTGCAATCGTTAATTACAGTTTCACAAAATTTTACACAGTTGCGAAGTTGTATTTTTGTAAGATGGCTGTATCCTTCAACCAACTGAGGGTCCGTGCCCTCTAACACTTCGCTAAATTCGGCTAGTCTTAATTCCCAAACTCTAGCGACTGTGCTGATCATGTTGGGGCTAATATTGAGTCCACGTATTAACATTAGTGGTTTAAAGTCCGCCGACATCTTAGCGCCTGCGTCAATAAAATTATCAAACATGCCTTCTAATTCGCCACAACATTCACTTACTTTTTCACGCAGGTGATCTTGAATTGTGAGCCGGGCCACGGCGGCGTCAGCATCAACATCGGCTTGTGCTCGTCGGACTTCTTGTTTGGCCCGGAGCATTTCATTCAATTGCTCATTGATACTGGCCTGCTCGTAATCTTTTAATTGCAACCCAAGCAAGGTCATACGACACACCCAGGCAGGTGTAAGTCGAATTTGACTGTCAGGAATGCCACGCATTGTTCGAGCATCTTTTGTGCGCCCGTTGTGCTCTAAATAATGGCACAACATATCCTTGGCATCTTTTTTACCGTAATGATAGTTATACCAATGGAATCCATTGGCCAAGGCACTGACGCGATTTTCGTCAGCAGGTTGCGTCGGCCATTCAGGTTCAAATCCAATATATTTGGAGTCAGCACTTTTGGGATTTAGTCGTTTGATTTCGTTTGTTTTAGCCATACTTGTATTATATGTGATTTTTGCCCATTTGTCAACCGAGCAGATTAGCAAAGGTTATATGCTGTTCTAGGTTTGTAAGTAAATCGTTTGCCTTTTGCACTAATTCTTTATACCTCAATGTTTCCTTGCGTGTTCTGCGGCATTCTACACTTTCCATATCTGCGGCTGTGATGGCATGATCTATTGCTCGAACCATTTTTAATAGGTCTTTACGGGCCATCTTGTTTTTGACATTGGATATAGCACGTTCTGCACGGTCTAAGCGTTGAAATAGTTCGTCCATGTGTGTAATTATACGAGCTTTTGAATTACAAGTCAATCTAACCCATAAATACATAACTATGCCACGCCTTTCACTCTATAGACCAAACAGAACTGCTGACTACCGATTCTTTGATCGAACTATCAAAGAGATGTTTACCGTTGGCGGGATCGACATTTATGTTCACAAATATCTTGGACCTATAGTAGATCCAGAACAAACCAACAATCCAGGCGATGCTACCTTGCCCACTTACGACACTACAAATCCGTTGTTTATTGAAGATTTGCTACTGTTAGAAAATCGAGATCGAGCATACGATCCAGACGTGTATGTCATGCGTGGGGTTTATCGAACGCAAGATGTTGACTTTGATTTGACCCAATTTAGCCTGTTCTTAAACAACGATACCCTGTTTATTACATTCCACTACAACAACATGATTGATACATTTGGTCGCAAGTTAATGAGCGGTGATGTTATTGAAGTTCCTAATTTAAAAGACTACCATCCGTTGAATCGTGCAATTCCTGACGCACTGCCTAGGTATTATGTAATACAGGATGGTAACTATGCAAGTGAAGGATTTAGCCAAACCTGGTTACCGCACCTGTGGCGTATCAAAGCTACACCAATGGTCAATGCTCAAGAGTTTAGTCAAATCATCAACCAGCCGTTTATGCCAGAAAATATCTGGGATCCAGGCAATTTTTATCCTAGTGGCGAGACAGTTAACAATGGCGGCACTTATTACGTTGCACAACAAAACGTTCCACCAGGAACTGATATCACCGACACTGATTACTGGCAACCAGTAACCACGCCTACCACAGTGGGCGATCAAATGAGTACCAGGCCCAAAGATCTGGAAATCAACGATGCATTACTGGTGCAGGCGCAGGCCGATGTTCCACTCAGTGGATATGATGTTACAAAATTTTACATATTACCTACCACTGACAATGGGCAACCTGCAGGAGCCGGTCTCACAGCCGACGACACTTATCCTACAGTAGACAGCACTTCAGGTGGCGAAGGTAATACACCCAAGAGCTTTGGCTATGTCATGGGTTATCTAACTGGTGATGGACAAGCCCCTAATGGACTACCTGTTACACCAGGTGTGAGCTTTCCGCCCAATCCAGTTGCAGGCGACTATGCCCTGCGTTTAGATTATTTCCCCAATCGTTTGTTTAGATTCAGTGGTGCGAGTTGGGTCAAAATTGAAGACAATGTCCGCACTGATCTTGACTTGGCTTCGGGCGCATTGACTCAACGTGCCAGCTTTGTCAACAATACATACACTGTTGCTACTACAGATCAAGGCAATATTCCAAGTCGTCAAAGTTTGAGTCAAATACTCAAACCACAGGCCGACAACGGCAGCCAAGGCGGCAATTTGCCACCCAACCCAAGACCTCCAGGACGATAAATGGCACAATTCTTTTATGATGCTCAGATACGCAGATTTTTATTGCAGTTTGCTAGAATCTTTAGTAATTTTGAAGTTGAGTATGGCAGAAACCAAGCTGGTATAAACGATACCCTAGTGCGTGTGCCAGTTCGCTATGGCGATGCCAGTCGACAAGCACAAACGATCATGCAACAAAACTCGGCCAATGATATGCCGTCAACACCGTTAATGACATTCTATGTTACTGGACTTGATTACGATCGTCCAAGAATGCAGGAGCCTAACTTTGTAAGTAACATGCGGGTTCGACAACGCACCTATGACGAAGCCACCGACACGTATGAAACCACGCAGGGCAATGCATTTACCATTGAGCGGTTGATGCCGGTGCCATACAAGTTGACCATTGCCTTGGACATTTGGACGTCAAATACCAATCAAAAAATGCAGATATTGGAACAGATTCTGGTGTTGTTCAATCCTGCATTAGAAATACAAAGCACCGACAGTTTTATCGACTGGACTAGTCTTACGGTGTGTAATCTTGAATCAACAAAATGGAGCAATCGAACTATTCCAGTTGGGACTGAAAATCCCATCGACATAGCCACACTTACGTTTAGTATACCAATTTGGTTGTCAAGTCCAGCCAAAGTCAAGAAACTGGGCGTAGTCGAACGCATTGTCATGAGTGTGTTTGATGCCAATGGCGATGCCAGCAATGCTATTCTTGACAATGACCTGTTGTTGGGCACTCGTCAAGTGATTACACCGTATGGATATCAAGCCCTGTTGATTGGTGGCAGTCCCGGCACGGTTGGACGATTGCAAGCATTGCGTGAGCAACAGGTTGTGGATCAATCCAACGCCAGTTTGAATCCAGCCGACAGTCCTGATAGTAATTTGTTATGGCACAATGTGGTAGGAGCATACGGTGTATTGAGAGACGGTATCAGTTACATTAAATTAGAACAAGATGATGGAACCGAAGTTGTGGGTCATGTCAGTTACGATCCTACCGATGATCGCTTTTTGTTGTTTACTGTAGACCCGGTATCGACTCCCAGCAACACACTGGAACCAGTTTTGTCTGTGATTGATCCACTACGTAGTGGACCAGGTGCAGGATTGGCCGCGGCTGCGGTCGGACAACGATACCTGTTTACCGAAGACACTGGAACATTCAATGAAGGTTATGCCGAAGCATGGGCCGGAGTCAGTGGGCAACCTTTGGTTGCTCAAGCCAACGATATTGTTGAGTATGATGGCGCACGGTGGACAATTTCTTTTGACAGTGACTCAAGTCCAGATAATATACAGTATGTCACAAATATCACAACAGAAATACAATACCAATGGACTGGCACTGCATGGGTCAAGAGTTATCAGGGAATCTATCAGGGAGGCTCGTGGAGTCTAGTATTGTAAAAGCAGTGGGCGTTTGGTTTTACGCAGTTAATACTCGCCGTTACCTGTATCTCATGCGTAATGATTCGAAGCATCCTGGGTCATGGGGATTGCCAGGTGGGCGTGTAGAATTTGGCGAGACTTTAATGACTGCTATTGTCAGAGAGTGTGAGGAAGAAATTGGATCGATGCCTGACTATGTGCGTATGATGCCGTTGGAAAAGTTTACCACTACAGATGCAGGATTTGAATACCATACGTTTTTTTGCATTGTGAATCAAGAATTTCGACCCACGTTAAATTATGAGCACATTGGCTATGCCTGGATTGATTCGGGCACATGGCCCAAACCCATGCATCCAGGACTGTGGTCAACTGTGAATTTTGAAGCGGTGCAAAATAAGATTTTGACTATTGAATCCAGCGTTTATACATCACAGTAACTGATAAACTCCGGGTAGGTCATAACCTGAGTGTTAAAACAGTCAACCCAGACGTCAGGCATACGTGTGCTTTCGCCTACCAGATAAAACTTAACACCCGGATAAGCTAAAAATACTTCAGCAAGTTGTGATTCCCAATTTAATGAATTGCCTGGTGATTCATCTGTGTAGCCCAATAAGAATACTTCTTGGTGGCCATCAAACGCAGCAAGATATACTGCAAGAGTCATATCAATCAATCTGGGTTTATGCGGAATTAAATAAAATTCTCCTGGATTACTGATACAATTACGTGCTGTGGTATACACAATGTTGTCACGTTGATAACCTGTCGCTAAAATTTTAGTTAAATTATCGGTGTTGGTTTCTACTGCAAAGTCCAGGCGCATTTGTTGAGCAACCAATCCTGTGCCGTAGGTCTGTAGTTTTTTACTGCCCAACAATCCGCCGCGGTGACGTTGTAGTCGTGTGTAATCAAACTGCCACTGATCTAAATTGCTACCAATG